CAAATATATCTGCAATACAGGCATATAAACAAGTTTCAACATTTACAGAAACACCAAATGTTCTTACAGCATTAGATCAAATGGACAGCACATTTCCATTAACTGTTAAAATAGACCCTTCTGGTGATACAATATTATCACTTGATACAGTTACAAACTTTGATGATACAGTAGGAAATTTTGATAGTGTAGAAGGTGATTTTGAACTTGGTGGAACAGATACTACATCAAATCCAAATTTCAATAATACAAATAGAGATACAAAAGGATTTTATAATTTTATAAATAGTTTTAGTTTAACACAAATATTTGATGGAAATATTGAACCTAGTATTACATTAGACTCCGAAAATCCCTATGACACTTTTGATAGTGGTAGAGGTGCATTGTTATTTGATGAAGCACAAGCACCTTTTGATGGAACAGAACAACTTCATGCTTTCCACAGGGTTCAAATAGCAACATCAACAACGTCATTAGCTGATTGCACAAACTTTCAAGATGTTACACAATCTGCAACTTTCAAATTTAAATTTGCTAAATTTAGATTGAAATTATCAAATGACGATAATCAAACATCTAGTAATGTTAAACAAATTGATATAAAATTAAATATGGAAGAAAGAACTTTTGCGGAAAGTAATTTGGCAACATCAAGTGGAAGCAAAACTGTAACATTTACAAATCCATTTTTTGAAGTACCCGCTATAGGTGTTTCAGCACAAAATATGGCAACAGGTGATGTTTTTACAATCAGTTCCAAAACAGTAAATGGGTTCACTATTGCTTTTGCAAACTCTAGTGGCGGTGCGGTTGATAGAACCTTTGATTATATTGCAAAGGGATTTGGATTGCAAAGTTAACAAAAAAAGGATATAAAAAGTTATGGCACAAGTATCAGATGTAAGTTTAGCGAATCAAGGTTTCAGTTCTTTTAGAACAGAATTGAATAATATTTTGTCTGCATTGAATACTCAACACATAGGAAGTTCAGCACCAAGTTCTGTTGCAACTGGTACGATTTGGGTTGATAATGGAACAAGCGGAGTTTTAAAAGTAAAAATAAATGATGGTTCAGATAATATTGAATTATTTCAAATTAATATAACCAGTAATGCAATCACAAGCACAATGTCTACAACTGGAACAATATCAGAAACAGACCCAAATGCTTTGCCTTTGGCGATTGCTCTAGGATAGGGAGTAAAATATGGCTAATACATTTAAGGTCAAAACAAATGGAGCAATGCCCGCCAGTGCGGGAACACCATTGACATTATATACAGTACCAAGTTCCACAACCACAGTTGTAATAGGTTTATTACTTTGTAATATACACACAACAGCAGTTACAGTTGATGTTCAGTTAGTTTCAGATACAAGCGATACAGAAACAAATGAAACAGTTTTACTAGCCAAAGATGTAAGCATACCAAGTGGTTCAACATTAGAATTGCTTTCTGGTGGAAAGGTAGTTTTACAAACAACAGATATTTTAAAAATTGATTGTAGTGTAGCTTCAAAAATTGATGCAACATTAAGTATATTAGAAATTACATAGGTGATGATATGCCATTTATAGGAGTACAACCCGCAACAGTTCCATTAACATCATCAGATATTACAGATGGTATAATATCTACTGCTAAGATTGCAGATGATGCAGTAGGAAATACTAAATTAGATTTAACTGCTAATTATGCTTTTACTGGAACTGTTACTGGTGCTGGAAGTATGATTAAACTTGCAAGTACAACAATAAGTTCAGCAGTTGCACAAATAGCTTTTGACAGTAGTGTAATAACAACCACTTATGACACTTACCATGTTATATTTAGCAACATATCGTCAACAACATCAAATGATGATATTGGTATGAGGGCATCAGTAGATAATGGTACAAATATAATAAGTTCTATATCAAATATGCACTATTCCTTGTTGAGTGGCACAGATAGTGGAAGAGCCTTTAATAGAAATTATCATGTGTTGGCAGAAGATACAGAGGAAGATGGAACACAAGAAGGTGGTATTAGTGGTATGTTTACCATTTTTAGGGCAAATTCAACTACACACTATAAACAAGTTATTGGTTGGGGAATGACAGAAAATTCATCAACAGGTGGTGCTTATTATGGATATAGAGGATATACAGTCATTCCAACTTCATCAGCTTTAAATTATATAAAGATATTTTCAGTTGAGGGAAATAATTTAGATAGTGGTAAGGCTACAGTTTTTGGAGTAGTAACATGAAGCAATACTTAAATGGTCAATTAGTTGATGTGCCTGAACAACAAGAAACAAAAATTAAAGAACAAGCAAAATTAGATATAGCCGAAAAAGAAAAAAGAGCTAAAGAAAAAGAAACTACAATAGCAAATAAATCGTCAGCAATTTCAAAACTAAAAACGCTTGGTTTATCAGAAGATGAAATATCTGCATTGGTAGGAGAATAACGAATGGCATATATAGGCAAAGAACCACAAGTAGGTAACTATATTAAGCTAGATGCTATTAGTACATCTAGCACTAATACATATAACCTTACTAAAGACTCTGTAGCATTTACACCTGAGTCAGCATTACATATGTTGGTTTCTCTAAATGGTGTCATACAATCACCTTTAAGTTCGTTTAGTGTTTCTGGCTCAACAATTACTTTCTTGCCTTCAAGTGGCACTTTATCCTCAAGCGACACAATAGATTTTATTTTAGTTTTAGGAAATACTTTAGATATTGGTACACCAAGCGATAGTACAGTTACAAATGCAAAAACAAACTTTGTATCAACATCATCAAGTGCGGGATTACAAATAAAAGGTGATGGAACTACAGATGGAACATTACAGCTTAATTGTTCACAAAACTCACATGGGGTAAAAATTGCATCACCCGCCCATTCTGCGGGTCAATCATATACACTTACTTTACCTACTGGTAATTTAACTGCGGGTAATGTTTTAAAAATAAACTCTATAACTGGTTCTGGTACAACAGCAGTAGGTCAATTAGAAGCACCTTCTGAATTAACAATGCCAAATCAACCAGCTTTTAGTGTCAATTTAGGTGGCACAAGTACAAGTGCTTTAGCAACTGATGGTTCACCACTTACACTTGCTTTTAATACAGAAAGATTTGATATAGGTAGCAATTTTGCATCTAACACTTTTACTGCACCAATTACTGGTAAATATCTTTTAGCCGTACATTTAAGAATTGATAATATGGACACAGGAGCAAACTATTATATCCCAACAATATTTACATCTAATCAGGCATACAGGGGTATTTTAAATCCTAAATTTTCAAGTGATGTTTCTTATATAGGTATGACAACAACAATAGTTGCAGATATGGATTCAAGTGATACTTGTACTGTAACAATACAACAATCAGGTGGGTCATCACAAAGTACTGTTGATGGTGGTAGTGATTACACATATTTTACAGGTTACTTACTAGGTTAGCATAAGCCAAGAGTGAAACAACTTATCATAAAGGAGATATAAAATGGCAAGTCATAAAAAAACAGTAACATTAACAGATGTACAACAGAAAATTTTATCAAATGATTTGTATAATGATACTGATAACAAGGGCATTGATGATTGGATTCAAGGTGCTATTGATGGAAAAATAAATAATTGTTGGAAACGTATGCAACAACAATGGACAACAATATTGATGAATGATGATAGTTTTACAGACCCAATACCAAGCAATCAAGCAGATTTTGTAGCATTAATAACAAAAAGGTCAGATTATAAAACAAGAAAACAAAGAGATGATGCAAATAGCATTGGAGAATAAATTATGCCTTTAGTAAAAGTACAAAGCAGAGGAACAGAAAACGTAGGTGCTGGAAATAGAAATATTGTAATCAATGGTGCAATGCAAGTGGCACAGAGGGCAACCCAAGTAACTGGAATTACTGCATCAGGTTATCAAACTGTAGATAGGTTTGCTTTACAAATTGCTGGTCGTGACCAAGCTGTGTTTACATTAGACCAAGCATCTGATGCACCATCAGGTTTTACAAAATCTTTAAAAATAACTACAACAACAGCAGAATCGGCTATTGATGCAGATGATTTATTTTGGGTTGAGCAAAGATTTGAAGGACAAGATGTTATATCACTTAAAAATGGTTTGTCAGATGCAGAAAAAGTAACTTTAAGTTTTTATGTTAAATCATCTATTACTGGTACGTTTGGGTTAAATTTATATAAACCTGAAAATACTGCTAGGATAATAAACTCTACTTATACCATAAGTTCTGCCGATACATGGGAATTTAAAACAGTCACTTTTGATGGTGATACCAGTGGTGGTGGCACAAATAACGATAATAGCGAAGGATTTAGAGTTGGGTTTATGTTAGCTAGTGGTAGCACTTATGACAGCACCAATTCTACATCATGGGCAAATTATAGCACTGGAAATTGGGCAGGAGGTCATGCACAAGATGGAGTTGTAACCACTACAAATGCAACTTGGCAACTTACTGGAGTTCAACTAGAAATAGGCTCACAAGCAACACCATTTGAGCATAGGTCATTTGGGGAAGAACTAGCTTTGTGTCAAAGGTATTTAGAGAAGCTACCATCTGATGGGAAAGTTAGGTTTGGTATAAATTCTAACAGTAGTTTTAGTGCGTATTCTAATGCTAATATTATATTTAAAGTTGAAAAAAGAGCGAACCCAACAGTAACAGCAACTTCAAATGGAAATAGTGGTAATGCAATAAATAGCTTTTCAATTGTTGATATATCGACTTGGGGGTGTATTGGGATTGGTAATGCTCAAGCTACTGATGCTTTCTTTATTAATGCTTTTACAGCAGATTCGGAGTTATAATTAATGAAGCAAATAATAATTACAAACGCAAAATATATTGAAGATTTAACTGGTAATAAATCTTGTATAAAAACAATATTAAATAATATTGAAATGTTTGTACCAATAGACCCTAACAATAGACACTACCAAGCAATATTAGAATGGGTAGCAGAAGGCAATAAGATAGAGGAAGCAGATTAATGTCTAAACCCTCTATTCAAAGTATTAATTTGAAATTAGAAAAACACATAGCTGTGAGTGATGAAAGATTTATAGAGTTATTGAGTAGGGTAAAAAGATTAGAGCATATAATGATAGGTACATCTGGCACAGCAATAGTAATGCTAATAGGTTTACTCGTGAGGTAGTATGGTAGTTGCAGAAATTCTTACTGGTATTGCTCTAGTTCAAAAATCAGTAGAGTTTATAAAAAGCAACATCAGTACAGCAAAAGACATAAAAGACATAGCCAAGCAAATTGATGGGTTCTTTGAAGGCGAAGAACAAATGAATAAGAAGCAAGGCAAGGGCATGGGGATTGCTCAACAATTTGGTATCGAATCAACAGCATCAGATTTTATAGATAGAAAACTTTTAGAAGAACAGCGATACGAATTAAAGTTGCTGATTAATGATAGGTTCGGTTATGGCACTTGGGAGCAAATATTAGCTGAAAGAGCCGAGAAAATAAAACAAGCTAAAGAAGCACAAAGACAGGCTAAATTACAAGCTAAGAAACAAAGAGAAGAAATTTGGGAAGCACTAAAATGGGTTGCTATTATTTTGCTTGGGGTAGGTGTAACTATTTTGCTTTTAGTTTTTGGTTTAAAAGCGTTTGCTACAGAATTAGTTTATGAATACAAACCTAGAGATTATTCAAGACAACAAAAAGAATGGAGAAATCCAGACCCAAAAAAATATACAACTTGTAGGCTAAAGAAAAGAATTACCTCAAAATATACAAATAAAAAAGCGTGTATTTATGAGGGTGGTAATAAAACTTTTACAATGATGATTGAAACTTGGTGTCCAAAAAAATATAAATGTGTTTACGACCCAAATGGCACAGAACCAGATATTGATAAAGTTATGGAAAGTTTAAGGAGCATAAAAGAATGATTACAGCTTTTATGTTATATTGTGCAATGCAACCAAGCCAGATAAATGAAGCAAAGATTTATTTCAAATCTATAAATGATTGTACATATTACGCTGAAAAATTAAGTGGTCAGCAATTTATGTCAGAAAATGGCAACCAGACATATGAGTGTCATTGTAAATTAGTTCCTAGTATTAACCCAAACAAAGTAAAGGTGTATTAATGCAAAAAAAATTACAAAAAGGCTCAATATTAGATGAATATGATTTAGATGGTGATAATGAAATTACTAATGAAGAATTACAAAGAGCCAAAGAAATAAAAGAAACTGAAACAAAATTAAGAAAAAATCTAGCACAATTAAGAATGGCAAGATATACTTTAATAGGTATGGGAGTATTTACAGTTGCTTTATTTTTTGTTCCTATAGAAAGAGTTAATGCTTTAAGTGATGTATCAAATTTACTATATATTTCTGGCAGTTCAATAGTCGGTTTCTATATGGGTTCTAATGCTTATATGGCAAAGAATGGTGTTAAATAATGAATTTAGAAGAATTGAAAGAACATATTAAGTTTGAAGAAGGTGTAAAGCTAAACGATAATGGTGAACACATTTTGTATAATGATTCACTTGGATATAAAACTTTAGGTATCGGACATTTGGTAAAAGCTACAGACCCAGAAAACGAAATGGAAGTTGGAACTGTTGTATCACAAGAAAGAGTTGATGAATGTTTTGAAGCTGATTTACAAATAGCAATAAAAGATGCTGAAACTTTTTGTGAGGGTATGGAAGTTGATGACAATATAAAAGAATGTGTAACACATATGGTATTTCAACTAGGTTTACCCAGATTAAATAAATTTAAAAATTTCAAACAGGCATTATTAGATGGAGATATTGAAACTGCACAAGCTGAAATGAAAGATTCCTTGTGGTATAGGCAAACAACAAATAGAGCAGATAGATTAATTGAAAAATTAGGAAAGAGTGCATGATTGCTAGTTTATTACCAGTAGCTTCAAAGTTACTTGGCAAATTTATTGAGGATAAAGACACAAAAAATAAACTTGCACATGAAATAGCGACTATGGCTGAAAAACACGCCCAAGCGTTAGCTATGGAGCAAATAAAGGTAAATATAGAGGAAGCTAAAGGTAACTGGTTTCAAAGTTCTTGGCGACCATTGATAGGTTGGATATGTGGATTATCTTTAGCCATAAATTATATGGTTTCACCAATACTAGCGGGATTTGGTATTATTATTCCACAGGCTGATATGTCGGTAATGATGCCCCTTTTATTTGGAATGTTAGGAATTTCTGGATTAAGAAGTTTTGACAAGTATAAAAAAACGGACACAAAAAAATGATTTGGTTTTATTTATCTATAAGCAAATACTTTTGTAGGATAGGAAATTATTTTTATCATCTTCATGTTAAAGAACTCAGAATCAAACAAAATAAAGACAGCCAAAAACGTAACAAACCTTACTGTAAAAAATGTGTTTTAAAATATGCAACAGCAGAAGAAATGAAAAGAAAAGAAAATATTATTCATGCAAAACAAGGTAATAGAGTTAGAAAAATTACAGAATTTTGGTTAGAGTGCATTAGATGTAAAGCCAAAACAAAAAGGGGGTATTGTTGATGACAAAATTTTATATGAAGCTATATGACTTCTTTACAAGCATAGCCAATTATTTTTGGAAAAAAGCATTGCAACC